GATAAAAAAGCCCTCTCTAATAAATAGGAGGGCTCTTTCTTTAAGGTTATTGTTACTTAGAAGTTCAATACGCAGTAATCCATTCCTAGAGTTAAGGCAATGTTCTGAGCAGCCGTGTCGTTGTCCCAGTTATACTCACCGAAGTCTGCAGTTTTAATAAAAGCTCCTTTGATTACCCATTCAGAAACGATATCACCTACCGGACCAACAACGTCTAAGGTAATGTCTTTTTTGTAGAAGTCAGAATAACCATCACGGCCAGTTACTGATTCGTGGTGAAGACGTACCCATTCCATTACTGCCTGTGCTCCTGAAGGAGTGATAGGGTCAAATAAGGTTAAGCTTACATCATTCCATCTTAACTTACCTTTGATTTTACGGTAAACGTTAATATGGTTTAGTATAATTTCTCCTTGATCAAAACCAAGACCTGAGATACCTTTAATTATGTATGCAGGAATACCGGAAATAGACATAATAAATCTATTCTGTACTTTTGGTTCGAATTCGGTGAAGAATATTTCTGTTGAGTTTAAGATTGCCATTTTTGTATTTGTTTATAAATATTTAATATGTCAAAAATTACGCTGGGAATGTAGCTCCTGTAGGTGTAATGTTAAAGTCTAAGTAGATGAATTCAGCAGTCTTAGTAGGTTGAATGTAGATTTGACCTACCATTTCGTTTCTGTCGATTACATCAGGGGTGTTGTTAGAGTCATCCATTACTACTCTATAAGCGTATAGACCTTGTCTTTGCTGTACTGAAGTTAAGAAAGGTTCAACTTGTGACAAGAAGTTATTTCTAGTTACTGAAGTATTTTGTTCAAATACTAAGTTCTGAGCAACTTGTGAAATATACGACTTCAAGTTAATTAACAATCTTCTTACGTTTACTCTATCCAAAGCAGAAGCTTTTTGCTGTAAAGTCTTTTGTCCGTATACTACTGTACCTTGTCCAGGGAATGTAGCAATTGGGTTAACTTTACCGCTATATAAAGTATCTCTATCAGATTGAGCTAATTTTCTTTCTGGTCTAATTACTTGACCTAAACCACCTCTGTTGATACCAGCAGGAGCAAACCAAGGCTCAGCAACTGAATCGTTGAATGCGAATACACCGCCCATGACAGTTGATGCAGGAACCCAAACCTGTTGACCTGAATCAGGGTCGATTACTTGTACCCAAGGCCAGTAAGCAGCTGCGTAAGAAGTATTTCTTGCAGCAGCTTGGTTTACAGCAGTTGTTACTTGTGAGTTATAAGGTACTAGATCTACAACGTAAAGATTATCGCCTCTGTCTTGAGTATTAGTAATGATAGAGGTTACTTTAGAAGTCTGTAAAGAGTTAAATAATCCGGGAGTCAGTAAAATATTAAACTTATAATCGTCAGCGTTTGACAATAAGTTAATCATGTTATCGTAGCTAGCGCTTGGAATACCCTGAGATTTGTTTCCGTCTGTGATTGTACTGTAATACTGAGCACCTCCCATGATACCGCCTGTTGCGCCGGCGAAAGCACCTGAAGCGTTTATTGGAATAGATGCGGTGTATTGCGGTTTCGCAGTTCCGTTATTATCTAAATAGCCTGGGGTAGGTCTGTCAACAGATTTAACTCTCAAGTATTTTGAATTTACTGGATAAGATCCGGTAATTTCTAAATAGTAGCTTGTGCCTGAGCTTGCGTAGTTAAAGTTTTGATCACCGATTGCTCTAGCAACGTAGTTAGGAGCAAGAGGATCTAGAGATAGGTTAGTCCAAGTTTCTAATACTATAGGAGTGATTGCTGTATCATCTCCTCTTCTTACTAATAGGTCAAAAGTACCTGAGCTAGTATTAGAGTTAACAACCTGCCATCTAACGTTGTTTGCAGATCCTGAAGGTAAGATGCCATTTGTACCTTGAGTTGATATACTGTTCATCAACTCACCTTCAGATATAGTTTCAAACTGTACTGAGCTAGAGGTGTCTGAACCTGATATAGCAGCAGTTGCTGATGAGTAACTACCAGATACTACTCTAGCTACCAATAAAGACTGGCCTCCGTTTTGGAAGTAGTTATAGGCTGCAATAGAAGTGAAGTATGTATAAACATTACTAGCACTTGTAAAAGTAGTACCAAATAGGTTTTGATATTGACTGTAAGTTGTAACAACAGTTGGTACTTCTACTGGCCCTCTTGCGGTGGGTCCAATTATCGCAGCTCCTACTGTTACTGGTTGTTGGGTGATGAACGAAGAGTCGTTTTCTCTTGCAAGTACACCTGGTGATATTAAAGTTTCTGCCATTTTCTTGAATTAATTAGATAGTTCTAATATAAATAGGTTTTAAAGTGTCAAAAATTTACAGATTAGTGATATCTGATACTGTTTCTGCAGAGATCGTAATCTTACCTTTTGTGTAAAATTTCTTAACACTATTTAAATCTTTTGCGATTATTTCCGGTATGATATACCCTCTCAATTTAATATTGAAACTACTCCTTACCAACCTCTCCTGTCCTTGCTCCATAGTTGTATTATCGGTAAAACTATCAATCCTAGCCCGAAACTTAAATCTATTAGGATCTCCCCAGTAGGAATCTGATGAATAATTTACAGCTTCAATAATTTTGTTCATTTGCTCCCTGTAGTAGGTCCAAATAGTACAATCGTAAGTTAGTGTAACATAATCAGGTATAACTACTGCCTGGTAGGTTTCTACTGGTTTTCTATTATTTAATAGGTCAAACTGATTGTAAGGTGTATTTTTTTGATATTTTTGATTGACTACTGCGTAGTTTTGAGGGTTGTTAGCATCAAGCTTATTAGCGACTGTATAGTCTTTTTCAACAGTATTGCTTTTAAACATAATAACCGGGCACATGATTTTACCATTTTTATCTCTGTAGTAGCCGTCTTTCTGAACTGATTTCCATCTTTCAGGGTTACCGTAAATAATAGGTACGGCAATTCTAGTTCCGTTCTGTTCTACTGAAGGTTTTATTATATTCTCAAAGTAATAGAGAATAGCTTCATCAATATCTTGTAATCCAACTACGTAGGGTTTATCCGAGTCTCCCTTCACTGAGATTTGCTGGGCTCTATAAGCTTTTGCAGTAGCGGGGTTTGTATCGTTTTTAAAAACAGGTAGCGGGACAACTGCAGTATTGGGGTTACTTAGTAGAGCATTTTGTTCGGAGATTGATAATTCTCTCTGGTTCTTCGGTACTGGTTTCCTGATCTTATCTGCCATTACATTCTTTCTTTAGTTATACCTAGTTTATCCGCAGGTACAAGGTGAGTTGAACAAACAATACTAATTGAAGAACCGAATTGATTCATACCATCTGAATACGCGTATTCTGGTATCTTTCCTACAAAGTATTGGTTTTCTACAGTACCGTCTACTTCATAGTAGTTTTCATAGTAGAATATAATATCCCCAACTTCCGGTACTAATTCAAGGTCTCTTAGATCCTGCTGAAAAAAAGCAAAAGATAACGCTCTATTAACGTCTGGTCCATAAGCGTCAGTACTCCAGGTTTGTTCTCCTCTGGTTATTAAACAGTTTATAAGAGCAGGTTCACTAAAGAATTTATCAACAGCCTCTCCGTACATATTCGTCTGTGAAGCTCCGAGAGTGACTTTATAATACCCTATCTGCTGAGTTATAATGTCTGGTAATAACTCACGGTTGATACTATTGATCAATAATACATCTCTCTGTCTTCCGAATAATGCCATTTATATTTCCTCAATTTTCTGTAATTGTTTAACGCTATACTTAAATTTCTTTAAAGTAGGTATACTTGCTAGAGCTTCCTTTTTAATTAATTCGAAAGTCTCTTGACCTGGTTTTAAGCTAACTACCTTTAACTGAAGTAATCCTCTAGGTTCTAGATCTTCTTTATCTGTCTTATTATTCACAACAGTAACGTATCTCAAACCTCTGATTAACTGAGCGATATCAGTAACGTTGGTTTCGTCTGAGAATTCAACATATACCAAGGATTGATACATTGAATAAGTTACTTCGTTTAATAGGTCTTGTAATTTCATTATCCTATAAATATTAATTGAGGAACCATGTTTAATTCTTTTGTTTTATAATCAGCCTCTAGAGCTCTTCTTTCAAGTAGTTTATCTCTAGAAGTCTCATCTAAATATCCTCTTAATCTCTCTAAAAGCAAGTTCTTTTCAGCAGTAGCTGCTGTAATTAGATCTGCATGATTTAAAGTAACTTCTGCTCCCGGGATTGGGATAGTGCCGTACTTACCTCTAACATACCCAAGCATCTCTTTAACTAGTGATAAGGTATATTCAAAAATCCACTGTCTACCGATAGAGTTTATCTGAGTATAATTTGGATTATTGTAAGGAACGTTTGATACATTAGAGACTAATGCAGAAGAACTTGGCATGGTTGCAATGTTTCTTTCTGAGTTTTTAATATATTCAAAGAACATTTTACCTTCATCCACAGTTGGGATTGGGAATAATCTTAATCTGTTATTTACTAACTCAAAAGAATACTGTGACTTTCTAATCTGGTCGTTAAACTCAATAGCTTGAATCTTCTGAAGATCGTAGTTGATTGGCATCAGAAGGAAGTTAATTGCCGGTGAGTAGTTACCCCATCCAAAAGTATCCA